GGTTTTTATGATACTGGAGAAACAACACAAACAGGTTTAAGGGTTCGCTCTTACATGGGTCCAGTAGGACAACTTGATTTTGTGGCGCATCCATATCTTAAAGGTGCTTACGAAGATTATGCAGTTGCTATTGACCCAGCGAACTTTTCAGTTCGTCCTTTGGCAAGTAGAAACATGCAACTTCGCAAAGACATCGTAAAAGATGGGCGCGATGGTCAAACTGACGAGTGGCTAATGGAAATGGGTGTTGAGGTTCGTAACGAACAAACTCACGCTATTTTAAAGCTAGTCTAACAACAAATAACCAATACTAGGGGTAATTAACTGCCCCTAGTATTAAACAATTATGAAAAAAACAACATACGGAACAGGAGCAACAACTTTTAGCGACGGTTCAACTAGAACTGTAAGTACCTTAAAGAAAAAATCCCGTATTCGTAAAAAAGGTAAAAAGAAGAAATACTAATGCGATACCAAGAAGCCTATGATTTAATTGAAGCTGGCGTAATTGCGGGCGGTATTGAACTTCCCATGTCTCCAGCTATTAAAGCTATTTATTTTGACCAAGCTGTTAATGAAATATCATTAAGATGTGTTCGTAAAAAAGGCTACCAATCGTTTAGTGCTAGCGGAAAAGAACATGTGTTTACAAATGATAATTATTCTGGTCAAATTTATAAAGTAGAACTAGACCAAGTAAACGTACCTTTTTTAGATGAATCTGCTGTGATTTCTGATATGGACGATGATGATGTCTCTCGAATTGGTTATTACATTAAAACAGATATTTCAGAAGGAACTATTACAGGTGCTACTAGCGCAAGCCCTACGGTTATTACTTCTGCCTCACATGGATTAGACACAGGGGATTATGTTGTGTTTAGTGAAATAGTAGGGCATTATGTAACGGCAACAAAAATAAGCGGTTTAAATAGCAATCGTTTTGCTGTAACCAAAGTAGACGCAAACAGTTTTTCAGTTGTTTTAGACTCTTCTAGTGGTTATACATCTTATTCTAGCGGAGGTGTTTGGCAAGAAGAAACTCATAAAATTCATTTAACAAAAACACCAACAAGCGGAACTTCGTTAAATGTTTATTATTACACAAAGCCAAAAGAAAAAACAAGCGTTAAAAGTCGAATTGATATTCCAGACCAATTAATTCCTTCGGCAATACATAGAACACTAGGAAACTTTTTAAATCTTGCGGGTAACTTGCAAGTTGGTAGCGGGCATTTAGGATTGGCAAAAAAAATTGAATTAGAATATATAGAAACTTCGCGAGCAAAAGAACCTATGCCTCACATAGTTCCAAATCCAATGCAAGCGTTTACAACTACGCGTAATGGCTCTTTGGATAATACAACAGGGAGCGACACTTAATGGCAACGTTTCAAGTTAGAATAGAAGATATAATTGGAGCTACAGCTAGCATAGGTTCAGACGATGCTTCTGCAAATCAACAGGCGATGACAGATGCACTTACAGACACAGCTAATGATATATTTAATAAAGTTAGTTCAGATATATTACTTCCGTTTGCCGTTGCTAGCAATACAACAACAAGTAATCCTATTGCGACAGGTGTTGAAACTTTGCGAATTTTAAGCGTTGAAAGAAATACTTCAAACGACCTTATTGGAGATTTTGTTCAATGTGTTTTTATAGACAGTTCTTTAATTAATAAAGTTCAGACTCCAGAAAGTATTTATTTTGCCACAGAAGACGCTCCTGTTTGGACGTTTCACAATAAAAATTTATATGTTTTTCCAGCACCAGCTTCTAGTAATGAAGGTCGCTATTTATACGTTGCCTCTCCAGCAGTTGCTTTTGGGGATAGTTCGGTTTCTGTTTTTCCAAACGAGTTAGAATCTGTGCTAGTATTAGGCGCTAGCGCAAGGCTTAAACAGAGGCAAATAACTTTTTTTAACGAAGATGAAGACGGAGAAATTGTCTTACTGCATCGCGCTCAATATCAAGAGTTGCTAGCGGAGTACACAACGGCTTTATCGCCTTTTATTAAAAAATCTGAATAGTGGCAAAACAAAGCTACACTATTCAAGAGTTTCATGGAGGCATAAACTCAAACACAGACCCTAGAGATATTTCTGAAAGTGAATCTCCTTCCTTGCAAGATGTTTCAATTGATAAGCTAGGAAGAATGTCTACGCTTGGAAGTGTAGGTACAGATACTAGCTCATCAAATCCGAACACAGATATTTTACCCAATAGGGGTTTGTTTACTATGGCTAGCGATTTGCAATTAGATGGCGGAGTTGCTAACGAAACGTTTATTGTGGCTTATGATTCGACTAATAATAATTTTGATATAAAAGATAGCGAAGGATGGGACACGGCTAAAATAACCAACTTAGATACTACACATCCTGTTTTTTATGTTGCAGACGGTAATTTAAGAATTGGTGATGGTGATTTTGGAGATTTTCAACGATGGTTTGGTTATATTGTTGATGAAAGATTTAATGCTTTAAATGCGGATTCTGGCGCTATTGGTTGGAGAGAGGAAAGTCAGTCAATATCAGCACCAGCGTCGGGAAAATGTTTAATCTCAACGCCGTTTGCTGGAAACGATACTGACGGAGTTAATTCATCTGCCTCTGAGTACATTGGAGATGTGACTGACGCCTCTTCTGACGCTGTTGTTGTTAATTCGGCTGTTAATTTACGAGTTGGAATACAATATACTGAGTTATTACCTAATACTGCATCTGGTTGGTCAAATGTTAGCGTTAATTTATCTGACGAGACAACAACTCACCTTCCTTTAATTGGCGACAATAATGTTAAGGCAACGTCTAGCACAAATAGCGCAACAAGTTCTATAGTTGAAGCTAGCTTGACTTACACTATTTCAGAAGACAATACTTTTATTATGGGGTTTTTTATTACATCCGCAGAATACGCTGATTTTACTAAAGTAAACATTACTCATTATACTTCTGCAGATGTTACTGAGGCTGTTTATACGTTTGCCAAAGAAGAAATAGAACCAGATTGTTGGAATTATCTTGTATGCTCTGCGTCTAATATACAACGAGCAACAAGCGGGTTAGGAGATACGTATGTTCATTGGTTATTTCAAGTGTTTGATAGCACTTCGGGCGCCGCATCTCCTACGTTTTATGTTAGTGGACCCGTTATTAGTAAAGACGTTTCATTGACAGGCTATCCTGTAGGAACTTATACGTTTTACCATACTTATTTATACGATGATGAAAAACAAGAGTCTCTTCCATTTTTATTTACAAGTCCTAGCGCAAACAATGTAAATAAGCTAAGAATTGTAGGTGCGCCAGTTCTTTTAAATTTTGATGCCTATATAAACCCTACAAATACAGGGGGTTCGTACGATATTAGTAGAAGAATTACTGGTTCAAGGCTTTATTATAAAGTAGAAGAAAACGACAATTACTATTTAATTGGCGAATTAGATTTTGTAGATAAAGGTTTAAAATGGCTTCCCGATGGAGACACGATAGCGTATGCTATGGCAAATACATCAAATACTTCTGGCGCTTTTTTAACATTGGGCGCAATTGTTAAAGGCATTAGTCCCGCAAACGCAAACGGAGTTGATACTTTTAGAACTATAAACGGATTTAGCGGAAAAGTTAAATCAATCGAAGCTCAGTACAAAACAGCCGTAGTTCATGGTAGGCGTTCTTACATTGGGAATGTTAAGCAAAATGGCAAAAAATACCCAGACAGAATTCTTAAAAGCCAAATTAATAAATTTGATGTGTTTCCAGATAATATGGGAAAAATTGACGTAGCAATTAACGACGGAGAAAGCGTTATAAAGCTTGAGGCGTTTGCCGATAGATTGTTGCAGTTTAAAGAAAAAACTATGTATGTAATTAATATTTCTGAAAATATTGACTTTTTAGAAGACACATACAACAATAAAGGTTGTGCTTTTGATTATCATGTAGTAAAAACAGATATTGGAGTTGCATGGTTTAATGAATTTGGAGTTTATTTTTTTAATGGACAATCCGTAGATAATCTTTTAGAAAAAAACGGAATACGTCTTATAAACGAATCTACTTGGAAAGATTTTATAACGGCTGGGGGAGATACTGATATGAGCGAGGCTCATATTGCTTATATACCTAAAAAAAGACAATTATTAATTAAGTCTTTTCATGCTAGCTCTGCAAATATATTTATTTATGACTTTGTTTTAAAAGCATGGACAAAAGGTGCGGGTAAAATAAGTATAAGCACAAGCATGACTAATTTTGCGTTAAACGGCAATCAAGATTTAATATATTTAACCGATACAGATTCAGATGTTAATACTTGGAATCCAGATTCTTCTGCAAGTAGTAATTTTATTTACAAAAGCAAAGATATTGATTTTGGTCAACCCGCTATTCGTAAAAAAATATACAGAGTAAGAATTTCATATAAAGGAGATGCTAGTGCATTAAATGCTAGATACAGTATAAACGGAGATACGGACACTTTGTATAATTTTGAAGGGACGTCAAGCGGAAAACCAACAGGAAGTGCAAGCGCAACTCCATTAGAAAATAAAAGCGGAGATATTACAACTTGGTATCACGCTGAACTAAAACCAGCAACTTCTTCTGTTGCTAATAATATTTATAGTTTTCAACTTTATTTAGATGGAAGTGTAGGCGCAACATTTGAAATAAACGATATTTCTTTTATTTTTAGAATTAAAGGGGTTAAATAATGGCTTTAACTCGAGAAGAAAGAAAGCTTTTACACCAAAAATCTAAGCAACCTACGTTTGGAACAGGAAAACCAGAATCATCAGAAGGAAACAATGGAGACTTGTCTTTTAGGCAAGTAGAAGGCTCTGGGACTGTTCAGTATGTAAAAGCTCAAGGTAACTGGGTTGCGGTTGCCTCTTCGGGAGAAATGCCAGCTATAAGAACTACAGGTTCTAGCTCAATGGGAACAGGTGGAGGTGTAACAACTCACTCGTCTTTAAACGGATTACTATCTGATGACCATACGCAATATTTATTGATTGACGGTTCTCGAGCTATGACAGGGGATTTAAGTATAGGTGGGGGAGATGGCGCATTAACGTTTACCAATGCTGGCGAAAATTCTATTAAAATACCCGATAATCAAGCTAGCGCATTAATTATTGAAGAAGCTGACACAGCTTATCTAACCTTTGTTACTACGGACAGCGGAGAAAAAATTACATTAGGTAAAAAATTAGAAGCGGGTTCTGTAGAAATAGAAGGAAGCGCATTTGATATTGATGGTGGAGATGTGTCTGCAATTACTATTAGCGGAGATTTAACTTGGTCTTCTGACCAAAGTGCCGTTTCAAGTCTTTCGTTAGCAGACTCTAAAAATATAAACTTAACAACAGGGAGTATTGTATTTACTCCTTCTACTGATGATACGGTTACTATACAAGCTGGAACAGATGGAACTTTGTCGATAACAACAGTCGATGATAATGCTAGCGCTGGAAATATTTCTATTACAGCAGACGGAACTTTTGAAGCAGATGCCACAACTATAACGCTTGATTCTTCTGGTAATATTGTATTATCCGCTGACGGAGACGCTATTACAATGGATGATGGCACAACAACTCGTTTTCAATTTAATGTTGACGATACTCCAGAGCTAGACGTTACAGGAGAATTTATATTAGACGGGAGTGCGGGTATTACAATTGATTCAGTTGGAGAAACCTCTATAAATACCAACGGAAGCACAGTAGTAAGAGCTAGCACCGCTGGAAATGTTTTTTTACATGCGGCTGCTAATGCACCAACTGGTTATTTTGCTTCTGGAATACAAATGAAAAAAGACACTTATCACTTTTCAACAGGATTTGAAGATTTTAAACAAAATTTTACTATGTTAAATATTTACAAAGAACCCGACACTTTTGAAACATATCCGAGTTAATAATGGGAAGCATACATAACAATATTCAAATATTTCAAATAAAAAAATACATAAAGATTCCAGACAGAAGATTGTTTTCTGGTTTATTATATGTAAATGTAGTAAATCATAATGATAATAATTCTAGCGATGATTTTATTCAACAAGTATATGACGTTGATAATGCAAATTCCGGTTCAGTAGTAGATGGCATTGAATATTCATCTGCTTTTGCTGGGATAACAGGTTCAACAGCAAACTCTGCTCAAACTTTACATGATAGAGGTAGAAATAATATGAAAGCATCTTTTGCTGATTACGATTGTTTTGTTTTTCATGTTTGCGGAGGAATGACGTTAGCTGGAGGTCCTGTCGCTCCAAGCGGATTAACAACCGCACAAGGAGGCTCTGCCCTTGCGGGATTAACTCCTTCTATGGCAACAGAACAAATTGATGGAAGTTATGTGTGGGCTGACACAGGAGGAACTCTTACAAGTGCTGATTTATCTGCTACTTGGTATCAAAATAGGTCAAATCCTTATGGTGATTATTGCTCACATTTTGTTAAGCATCATTTAATTTCAAGAATAAATAACGCTTCTGGACATGTTAAAGAAACTGAGGGCTCAAGGTATTTTAAACATAGACCTCAACTAAGAAGAAAGTTTACGGTAAGCGACGACCAACATTACGCTTCTGCGGCGTCTATATCTAATGAATATGTTTTATCAAACGGGACCTACGACACAAAAACATCAAATGGAACAGACCTTGATGGAAAAAACATTATAACTTTAGGAACTGGAAATAGCGCGGGAACATTTCACGATTTAGACAATACATTCGACGGAAACGAAGATGGAAATACTTATTATTCTCCTGTTGACAAAGTAGCTATTTACGGAGAACATCAATTTGCGCCCGCTAGTCATTTTTCGGGAAGTAATGGAGTTTGGTCTACTGCGGGTACAGGCGCAGTTCATATTTCTGATTATTGGGATTTAGTTGTAGATGTTGGGTTAAGGGGTAATAATGCAAGTGGAAGTAGCTCTGTTGGAACATCTAATAAAGCTATAATGAAAAGCCAAGTAAATGTGTCGTTTCAGCCTTTTGGAGAAACTCAAACTTTTAACGTATCGGATTCAGCGCATACATCATAATTATGGAGAAATAGCATGGCAACAATACAAGAATTATTAAAAATGCAAGGCGGTGGAGCAAGTCGAGTTAGAGCTGATGTAAATTTTTTATTAAAACAGATTAAACAAAATATGGAGAAAGCACAGCAAAAAGACAGAGAAACGGCTATGGCAATTCAAAAAGGTGGAAAAGTAGGGTTGCAAGGAATAAAAACTAGAAAAGATTATTTATTGGCAAAAAGAGCAAATCCAAATTTAACCTTTAAAGATTTTCTTTTAAATCCAGATGTGTCTGGAAAAAATATGGAAGAAGGCGTTTCTAATATTGTTTCTGGTCAATCTCCAGAAATAAATTTAAGAGAAATGCTTGGAATAGGATATGGTGGAGATTACAGAACTGTCAATAGAGGCGGTTTTCAATCTACTAATACTGGACCCACTACTTCATACCCAGCGCCAATGGCTCCAGAACCAATGTCTCCAGAAATCGGAGCATTAAATCCAAATTTTAATTCTACACCTTTTAATTCACAGGTAGATTTACCAAAAACGCCACCACCTTCGTATAGCGCAACTCAAGGACTTCAAGACAGATTAACTGCTAGTCAACCTTCTTTAATTGATATGTCTAGGGGTGCTGGGGTTAATCTTCCTTTTGTAGAAGGAAGTTATTCAAAGCCTATACCAATGGAGCAAGTAGATGTAATAGCGCCAAAATCTTCTAGCGCAATAGGAACGGCTGGAAACGTATTAGGAAAAGCATCTTCTACAGTTGGACTTGGAAAAGGATTGTATGACATGGGAACAAATAAAATAACGCCTTCTAATTTTGCATCAACACTTGGTGCTGGAGTTAGCTTAGTTCCCGGATTACAGCCTGTTGGGTTTGGATTGTCAGCTTTAGGCGCTTTGCTTAATAGAACTAAATACAACAGAGGATAATTATGAGAAAATGGCATCCAGCATCGGGAGATTGGGGTATTTTTGGAAGAACCGCTGGTCGTAAAGAAGCTGAAAAAAGCAAAAAACAAATAGGCGGTATGATAAGCGACGTTCAAGGTCGTAAAGGTGGAATAAATCAATATTTTAATGAATTACAAAACATAAATACTGAATCCAATCAAGAAGAACTTCTTACTGGGTTAGAAAATTTTTTAAATGAATCTTACAACATTAAAAACGAAGAAGACGTTAGAATAAAAAAACAAAATTTTGTAGATGCTTTTGACCCTATTGCAGAACAAGCAAAAGAAAGAATAGAAAAAGCTAGAGAAGATTTTCTTAAACGTTCAGAAACTAAATTTGAATTAAGCAGACTAGACCTTGGAAAAAAAAGAGAATCAGAATTATTTCAAATTGAAGATATTTTAAGAAACTTAAACTTAGAAAGAAATAAATACTAGAGGTTAATAATGGCATACAGAGACCCAACATTTAACGCAAATATATTAACAGATTTATTAGGCACTTATTTAACACACAACTCGCAAGAGCGTGAAAAATATTATAAAGCCGAACAACAGGCTAATAAACTAGAACAACAGGCAAATAAACCTGTATATAGAACGTTAGGAAAAAGTATTTATCAAATAAACCCTAGAACTGGAGAATCTCTTGAAATAATAAAAGGTGAGCCAACGCCAGTAAAACCTTTAGAAATATACAATGAAAAAACTGGTAGAATGGAATATGTTTCTCAAAGTGACGCTATTGGAAAAGCAAGTAAGCAACCAGTAACTTCTTTTAAAAATCAAGCAATTGATTTTATAACAGGTTTTAAAAATAAATACCCAAATATTGATGTTTCTAACCTTGAAAAAAACATAGGAGATGTAGATACAAAAGAAGAATATACTTTTTTAAGAGGTGAGCTTGGTAAAAAAGAGTCTAGGACTGTTTCAAATACAAAAAGTGGGCGAATAGCGATGGCAAGAAACACTATTAAGGGGAATGAACCTATATACAGCAAATTAGGTAGTGACCTTGCAATATTAGACAACAAAAATAATAAAAAATTAGATTTACAAGCTAGAAAAAGAGAAAAAAAGGCATTACAAAACACTATGAACGCATACGGAATAAACAAAAAAGTTTATTTAAAAGAAGATTTACCAAAATTAAAAGAAGCATATTTAAAATTAATTCCTAAAAACCCAAATACAGAAAGCAATATACTAAAAATAAAAGAAATGAACGCTGATGAGCTTTTTAACGAAATTGAAAGAATAGAAGAAAAACACGGAATAGATTTGCCTTTTTGGTTGCATAGAGAAAGGTATAAAGGTTTTAATGAATTTGAAAACTTATTAAATAGTATGGAAAATGTCACAAAATAGCAAATATAATGATATTTTTTCGTTAGAATACGGAGAAAATACAAATAACCCTAAAAATGAAGAATTTTCAAAAGTTAATTCATTAAATGATATTTTTTCGTTAGAATACGGAGAAACTGAAAAAAAAGTAGGGTCACCTTTAAATAAAAATAATATTATTCAAACAGACTTATCTAATATAGATACTTCAAATATTTCTATTAATACATTTGAACAAACAGGGGACGATTTACTTAATTTAGAGTTAAATCAAAAAGGCTCTTCTGAAAGTGCATTAAAAAACTTAAACGACCTTAATTATGAGGCAAACCAAAAAATTCATAGTACAGATTATGGATTGTTTCAAATTAACGATTCTTATCACGACCAGACATCTCAAGAAATGTTTGGAAAAGGCGTCGCTGACCTTAGTCCATTAGAAAACATAGAATTAGCCTCTGTAATTGCAAAAAATAATTACGGTCCTTCTAATTGGGTTGCCTATAAAGAAGGTAATCATAAACAATTTGAAGGCATTACTGATGAGGATATGGTAACTGATTATGGAATTTCTCCAGAAATTATTGACTCAATAAATGAAGAAGGGAAATTTTCAGACCCTCAACTTTATAAACAAATATTATTAGCGGAATCTGCTGGAAAATTAGATGCTGTAAAAATAAACTATACGCCTCAAGAGGACGGCAAAGAAGTTGTTCCACCAGAAATGTTAAGAGATACTCAAAGTGTTTTACAAAATTTAGCTCAACCAGAACCTATGGAAGCTAGTTCAACTGACGTTACAAGTCTTATGGAACAATTTGAATATCCTACATTTGGATTAACAGGTACTCAGCTTGCTCCAAAAATTCAAGAATTATCTGAAAAAGGATTAAAATTTTTAACCCAATTAGATAGTCCAATGTGGGACACTAGAGAGCTAAAAGAATTAAAACCCGTAGTTCAATTAGGGGTAAACGCTTTAAGTCGAGTAGCAGAAGTCCCGGGTATGCTTATTGATATTCCAACTTCTTTAATTGCAACTCCAGAAGAAGCTGTAATTGGATTACTAAAGTTTGTTCCAGAACAATTTAATGAATTAATGATAGCAACTAATGTTTTAGACGTTGTTAATCCTTTTTTAAAAAACTATACTCGCGATAAATCTAATAAATTAGTTTCTATAGACGGCTCTGGCTATACACTAAAAGAACTTAATGAAATGCGAAACAAGGCTCAAAAGCATATTTTTGATACAGGCGGTATTTATACTTATTTCGCCGCGCATGGATTAAGTCGAGCTGGAAAGAAAAATTCTAAAATAGTTGAAAAAAATAAAGAATTTAGAGATGTTGTGGAGCTAGCAAACGAAAGACCCCCTAAAGGTGTTGCAACAAAAGAAATGGTAAGGTCTGCTAAGGCTTTAATAAAAGACAAAGAATTAAAAAAGAAAGCAGAGCAAATACAGGCAGATGCCTTAACAACAGATTTTATTGAAAATTATAAAGTAAAAAAATCTTTAGAAAAAGCTGAAAAAGCATCTATAGAGCAATTAGAATTGCAGTTTAAAGAACAAAAACCTAAGAAAAAATCTGTTAAACAAAAAGAATCTAGCGTATCAACGGAGCTTGATTTAGGAAGAGATGTTCCTTCTATTGTAGAGGTTGTAAAAAAAGAAAAAGAAGTTTCTAAAAAAATAAAAAAAGTTGAAGAAAAAGTTCAAAAAACAAAAGAAAAAATAGAAACAGAACAAGCAAAACAAAAAACTCAATCTACCGAGGTAAATCTTGAAAGAGACGTACCTAGTTCTACTGAAATTGTCCAAGAAATAAAAATAAAAAAATCTTCTGATTTAGGCAAAGCAAAAAACCTTGAGCCAATTAAAGGAGAACCCGCTAAAAGATATAACTCTAAAGAAAAAGTAAATGCTTATATAGAACAAAAATTAGGAGAATATGTAGGTCAAAACGTTGTTGCTAATTATGGAAAATTAAAAGACGGTAAATACATAGTTAAAGTATTTAAAAAGACAAAAGAGCAACCTTTACCAACAACAGCTACAAAACCTAAACCAAGAGATATTAAACCAGATACTACTCCAGAAATTCAACCTAAAATGAGAGACCCTAGAGTTTCTAAAAGAAGAATACAAAATAAAGAAATACTGGCTGAAAAATATAAGCTAGAAATAGCAGAGTTAAATAGAAGTGTTGCAGAATCTTTAAAAGAATTAGATAGGTTAAAAGAACAAACACTTAAAACTGGCATAAAATCTCCAAGGATAGAATTAGTAAAAAACTCAATAAATAAAGCAAACAGCGTTATGGTTGAGGCTCAAAAAAACCTAAGAGATGTAATGACGCCTAAACAACTGATAAAAAGAGTTGTAAAAAATATTTCAAAAAGAACAGCAAAGGGTAGTGTTGGTCGCAACATAAAAAAGACCCAAAAAGAACGAATAAAAGAGCAATTACAAAATCAAGAATTAGTAAATGATATAAAAAAATTATGGGAATTAGGCGAAACAAATATAAAAATGACAAAAATAAATCTTTTAAAATATTTAAAAGACATTAATGCGCCTATTCAATTAAGAAATCATGTAAAAGCTAATTTTAAAGAGTTTTATGATACAGCAACCGCGCAAAATGCAAAAGACTTAGCGTTGGAAATAGACGCAAAATTACCTCAAAGTCAAGGAGCAATTGAACCAACAAGAACCGCAACAAGAACTAAAGATGAATATTTTAATAATCTTCGTGTAGATATAATGGCTGGAGAAAACCCAAATCCTCAAAGGCTAGCAACAATTGACTTACTTGAGTCAATGGTAGAAAACATTGGTGGAGAAAAGGCAACAAAAGCAAAAGGCACTCGAAGTATTGAAACAATTAAAAGAGGTTCTCAAGAACAAAATGTAGCTTCTCAAGTAATTTATGAGGCGCTTAATAACAAACTTTCCGTTGAAAATTTACCCGAAAAACTTAATTCTATATTAAGCCTTACAGGAGATGCGGTTCAAAACGCCGCTAGAACAAAAAATCCTACTGACGTTGCATTAGCTCAAGAATTATTAAAAGCTAGTTTTTCTTATATATCAGAACCCGCAAGAGCGGTAAGAAGCATGAGAGACGCTACTTTTGAACCTATTAGAGAATGGAAAAATTATGCCAATCAATTTGGAGATTTTCCAGAAATACAAGATTTGTTACTAAATATATCCAATAGAAAAGAAATAAAAAGAAGTTCTTTGTTTAAGTTGGCGGAGTGGGGTAGAAATATGAAACTAGCAACAGGCTCTTCTTTAATCCGAAGCCTTGCTGGTAATTCTATGTCTACTCTTGATGCGTATGGACGCTTACCTTTTGAATTTGGATTTGATTATCTTATTTCTAGCACAAGCAAAGGTTTGTATAAGTTGTCAAACGGGCATTTTGGAAATTTAAGTAAAAATCAAATGTCACGACTAGAAATAGGCGCTCAATTTAATGGTCATTTTAGAGGGTTTAGAGAAGCGGGCAATCTTATGTTTGATATGCTTATGGAAAATGATGTTGCATTAAGAAACAGTACATTTTTTAAACGCGAAGGATTTACTCATAAAGATATTAAAGGGAAAAAAGGTGTTATCATTAGAACACCTCAAAGATTGCAAGGAATGATTGATATTATGTTTCGAGTTCCAATTACAAACGGTTATATGAACCGATTTGCTATTAGACAGGCTATAAAAGAAGGTTATAAAACAGAAGGAAATATATTACAGCGCGCTAGCGAAATAATGAAAGACAAAGCTTTAGACTCTAAATTATTAAAAGAAGCAGTACAATCTGGAGAATACGTTACTTTTCAAAAAGAACTAGGTCAAATTGGTCAATATGTAAATAAATTAAGAACAGGAAATACCGCGATGTCTGCTGGCGCTCAAATGCTAGTTCCGTTTTTTAATACCGCAAGCAACTTATTTAAATACACCCTTGAGCATACTCCTTTAAATGTATTTTCTAAAAACTTTAGGCAAGGAGCAAAAGAAGCATTTACAAGAGAAGGTGCTGGAAGTAGAGCCTTGGCTACTGAAATGGGTAAAATGACTACTGGACTTGGCACTATGTATTTAATAAATGAATTTCTTTTAAACAATTCTGCTGGAAATATTACAGGAGATTGGTCAAATATTAGTGCAGAAGAAAGAAATATGAGAACCGTTGACGGACAACAAGAACATTCATTTAAAACCGCTGATGGAAATTGGGTTAGTTATAGAGGGTTTGAGCCAGTTGCTAGCTATATGACATTAATTGACGCGCTACAAAGAACCGAAAAAGACGCTTATGCTAGCGATGAAAGTCTTTTGTATTATGGAGACTTAGTTAGAGAAAGCACAAAAGAATTGGCTAATTCATTTTTAGAAAATCCTTTTTTAGCGGGAACAGGCGATTTATTTAAAGTAATGAATAGCAGAAAAGACGCAACTAATTTTTTCTTTAATTTTATGGCTGGCATGACAGTACCGGGAACAGTTAGACAGTTAGAAAGTATAAATTATCCATTTAGAACTCAAAAATTAAAAGCAAGCGATATAGATGAAAATGTAAATTGGAAAGACGTTATTAAAAGTCAAGCAAAAGGTGTATTCCCTTGGTTAATTCCGGGATATGAAAATTTAGATGCTTTAGACCCATTTGGAAATCCTATTCCAAAACCAGACCCAGAAGGTGGAACGCTTGCTATAAGAAGAACAACGCCAAAAAACGACCCTGTTTATGCAGAAATACAAACAACTTTTTTTGACAGAGATGAACAATTTAAATACGCAAGCCCTTTTTACACTAATACAGAACTAGCAAAAATAAACCTTACTCCAAAAGAACATTTTGATTTAATTAAAATATCTGGAAATGCTTTGTATGATGTTGTAGAAAAATTATTAGCAACAGATGAATACAACAAACTGAATAATTACGCTAGATATAAAATAATAAAAGAGTTAAAAAATAAATTAATTGAAACTTACAGAACACAATTACATAGCGAAAAATACGCGCCTATTAAAGCAAAAATGATGGAAGCTGAAATAACAGGTCAAGTAAATACAGATAAAGAAAGGGAACAACTTTTACGACAATTTATTCAGTAATTTTTTTAATTTAGGTGTAACATTTTTGTAACATTTATTGCTATATTTACCTATATAAAACATTGATGTACCCATGTCAACCATTCTCGGACGGTAAGGTACACAAACAGACAAGGAGAATCAAATGGCTAATTACGAGCTACCAAATTCTACAAAATATTCAGTTGTAGAATCTAATAACGTCGGACTAGGACAGCTTGGAGCTGTTTATACAACTGCTAGCTCAGACGCAATAAAACCACCAACAAATAGCGTATTTGTATCTATTCAATGTTTGACTGATACTACTTTTGATAGTTCGGGAGGCTTAGTAGCCGAAGATGCTAGCTTATGGTTTAATACCGCTAGCGCGGCGGGAGATTTAGCCGACGGGTCAGAAACGACTTCTGTTGGTTCTGGTGGTAAACAAATAGATAATGCAGTATCATTTCCACAGGGAAGCGTTATTTTTGGTCGCTGGACTGAAATTGATATAAATAGTGGTTCAATAATAGCCTACATTGGCTAAAAAATGTTAAGATTACGATTAAGACTAACTTCTGTAGTTGCTAAGTCAGTTGCGTTTATTTTAGACGTATTTTGGAATGGAGTAACTAATCATTGGGAAGATGAAAGTCGAAATTGGGAAGATATAGGATAATATTATGGCAAGTTTAGAAAATGTAGCAGTCAAAGACTCATACACCTCGCTTCTAAAATTAAGTGGCAATACAGATACATTAGTAGCTGGTGCTAGTGGTGATGCAATTCAAGTAGTAGATGGAGATGGAACTAGCTCTCCACTATACCTAAATACAGATAGGATTGGAATTGGTGGTCAGCCATCATCAAGATTACACCTCTATCAGCAAGGCGATGCAACCAATAATGAATTGATTTTAGAAATGGATTCAGCAAGTGGTGGTAATACTGGTAATCAATACATCTCTATGATAAGAGAAGATGAAAATAGAGGAAATGAAATAAGATTTATAACTCATCCTCATGGTGGCTCTGCTACACATAAATTTTCTTTAGGTCAAACAGATTCAGATGAAGCTGGAGTGGATGGTACTGAATTTTATATTGGTAGGTCAAGTCTTGGTGCAAATCCAGATTTTACTATTTCATCTACTGGAAAAATCGGCATCAAAACCTCTTCTCCATCAGATGATATGGACATCGCAGATTCTAATGATTATGTACAGTTAAACCTAGATTGTTTTTCAACAACTAATACTCATCATGGAACTTTAGTATTTAAAAAATCATCTAATGCGACTATTGGAACTAGAGCATCAACTGATGATGGAGAGGCTCTAGGCTTTATTGGTTTTAATGGAACAAATACTTCAAGTGCTTCTGCTAGAGGTGCATACATTTATGTTACTCAAAATGGTTCTGCTGGAAGTTCTAATGTTCCAGCTAAAATGACATTTTCAACTAGCTCTAATAGTGCGGCTGTTACTAATATGATATTGGATGAAAACTCTCGCATTTCATTGTCAAATAATGATAGTAATGTAGGGAGTACAGTATTTGGTTATAATGCTCTTGATGGCAATACTGATAATAATTCTGATAGGAATACTGCGATTGGATATGGGGCTTTAGATGGAATAGGAAGTACAACAGCGGCAGACAATATTGCGATTGGATATGAT